AATGACTTGATGGGCGAATACATGCTTGCAACTGACAACTTTGCCGCTGACAACTTGCTCACCGCAGCAACCTCGTCAGGTGTATGGGACCTCACCGCAGCCGACTTGATGAAGTCCATCTATGACGCAGCAGTAGACGTTGCAAACAACCGCAACTGGATGCCAACACACTTGTTCGTTAGCCCAGACGTATGGGGACAACTGGGGCAGGTCGCGGATTCAACGGGCAGACCTCTATTCCCGTTTGTCGGCGCAGGATTGACCGGTCAGAACGCACTTGGAAACCTAGAAGCAGGTTCATGGAACGGAACCCCACTCGGTTTGCAGATCGTTGTAGACAGCAACTTCGCTGCCAAGACCATGATCATTACCCGCGTAGGAACTGGCATGGGCGATGCTTACGAAGTATACGAAGCACAGCGCGGAATGATGTCCGTAGAGTTGCCTTCAACTCTTGGTCGCCAATTCTCATACCACGGCTACGTATCAACGTTTGCAGCAATCGGTGGCATGATCCGCAAGATCACCCAGGCCTAGTCGAAAGGCGGCCTAACCGCCATGGCAACGCTCACAGTAATCAGCAAGCAGTTAACCGATAACTACGCGGTTCTGCAAACCCTCACAAACAACGAGATCGTCGTTGGTGGCAGTATCACTGTCGCCAGCGTCGGTACTCCGTTCAACGGGACTTTCGTTGTACGCGCTTTACCTGCCTATAAGTTCATTGGTGTAGACGATCAAGGCGATCTCCAATTTGACGTGGATGTACCAGTTGAGACATATCTCAATCAGGTGCTTTACCCTTGCACTGGATCTGATGTCCTTCGAGGCGCTGCATCTGGAACAATCACCTTCGGCGTTACATGCACATGGTGCACGTATGCGCAGGTCACCAACTATTTGGGCATCCCTGTTGCTTCGGCAGATGACGAAACATACATCACCCGTTGCGTACAGGCTGCAAACCAGTTTGCCTATCGTCGCCGCCAAGAATCTGGTTACATTGACTCAGCCTCGGTACACCCTTCGGACGATGTGCTACTTGGAACGATCATGTATGCGGCAGCGCTTTACCGCCAGCGCGGTTCGGTTGACACGTTTTCGTCGTTTAACGAAATGGGCTCAAATCCGACCGTTGCTTTGTCAGCAATCGTCATGCAATTGTTAGGCGTTTCTAGGCCTCAGGTGGCCTAATGGCTGCCGCATACACGGACCTTCTCAACGAGGCCTTAGACGACCTTGTAACGAGTCTGGGGACAATCTCAGGGCTACAGGTAGTGACCGATCCTAGGAACATGCGTCCGCCTTGCGCGTTTGTTAATGCCCCAACTTTCACCACTCCCCTGATGACAAACAAGCGCTGGAAACTGGTGTTCCCTGTCCAAGTGCTTGTGCCAGGACCGTTCAACTTAGATGCTCAGCGAACCCTGCTCAACCTTGCTGCCAAGATCATGGGGGCTAACCTCGCAGTCATGGAAGGCAGACCGACATCTTTAGACGTTGGTGGCGCGTTGTATCCGGCATACGAATTACAGATCTACATGGAAGCAAAATCATCATGAAATACATAATCCAGTCAGACAAGGTCGGCAAGATCGGCGATGAATTCATCCCAGACGATGGAATTAACATTGGCGCTTTGCTCGAGGGCGGATTCATATCCACCGCAACGGAAACCAAATCATCTAAAGTCAAATCAGAACCCAAGGAGTAACCCACATGGCAACTAGCACTTATCTCTCCAATTTAACTACGCTCACCGTGAACGCCGTTTCGTTGGTCGACCAAGCCACAAACGTGGTATTTACAAACACCAAAGAGCAATTGGAAGCAACTGCATTTGGGGACACTTCGCGCAAATACACCGCAGGTCTTTTCAACAACGAATGCACCATGACCCTTTACCAGTCATACGCAACCTCAGAGACCTACGCAACTCTTGCAGCCCTTGTTGGTACGACCACAAACGTTGTTGCCTCAATTACTGATGGCGCGGTGACGAAAACCTTTACCCTAACCGGCTGTTATCTAGAGGCCTTACCTGTGATTAATGCATCCCTCGGCGAACTTTCCACCGTGGACATTACGTTCACTGGTGGCGTTTACAGCGTCGCATAATTCTGGCCGACCCTCGGCCCGACACAAGGAGAAACCATGAGAATCAAACTGATGGTAAAGCGGACCGCATCCGCTGAACCTGAGTACATCTATACAACGCTTTTCTGCATTGCCAAATGGGAAGAAAAGTTCAACCGCAAAATCCAAGACCTAGTCAACGCGGCGAGACTGACCGACTGGACATTCATGGCTTACACCATGTTGCGTACTCGAGGCGAAAAACTTCCAGACGATTACCTAGATTGGCTTGAACAAAACCCTGAACTGGAAATCATTCCGGTATCGGATCAGACAAACCCAAACCCTACGGACGCGGAACTTACAGACGGCAATTAGCAGAGATGCTAGTTGCAGTAAGTTGGTGGCCACCGCACGTCGAATTTGACACAAGGGATCTCCAAACGGTTGTTACTGTTCTAAAAGAACAACAACAGCAACGGGGTAAGTAATGCCGGCTACAACATCCATACAGGTTTATGGCATCAAAGCAGCGCTTAAAGAACTACAAAAAACGAACCCTACTTTGCGTCGTGAATTTCTAAAGAAATACAAGGACATCGTCAAGCCTGTAATTGACCAGGCAAAAGGATCGTTTCCTTCCATGGCCCCGTTGTCTGGGATGGCGCGACCATTTAAGAAACTGGGTGGCTGGGATGGTGGTCGCGTTGCTAAAGGCGTGGTTGCCAAGATCGATACGCGCAAAGGCAAGACAGAAGTAGTGGGCGCGTACATCATCCAACAGAAAACTGGGTGGGGTTCAATCTTTGACATGGCAGGCAAAAGCAATGCTTCATCTGTCTTTGCATCCAATCTTGGTGCACGTTACGGCGCGGCGTCGCGTTCTATGTGGCCTGCCTACGATGCGAATGCCACAGAAGTTCAGGCCGCTGTGCTTGACTTGGTGGGCGAAGTAATGGCAGAAGTCGAGAGAAACGTGGTTACCAGTGGCGATTAATATCCCGATCATTTCGGAGTTTGACTCCAAGGGGATTGACAAAGCCGTCAAGGAATTTAAGTCCCTTGAGGGTGCTGGTGCCAAGGCTCAGTACGCCATTAAAAAGGCTGCGATACCTGCGTCTGCTGCGCTTGCAGGTCTTGCCGTTGTCCTTGGTGACGCCACAAGCGCCGCAATGGAAGACCAAGCAGAGCAGGCCGCTTTAGCGCTTACTTTGCAGAATGTTACTGGTGCTAGCGCTGCACAGACCGCAGCAGTTGAAGATCAAATTTCAGCAATGAGCAGTGCGTCTGGTATCACCGACACGCAATATCGCAAAAGCCTAGAAAATTTGGTGCGTGGAACTAAAGACGTTGGCATCGCCATGCGCGACATGAACCTTGTTATGGACATCGCTACCGCTACGGGAATAGACAGCGCCACAGTTGCAGACGCGCTTGCTAAGGCTTACCAAGGCAACTTCAAAGCGCTTCGCTCATTGTCCCCGGAGATGGCAACAATGATTAAAGACGGTGCATCACTCAGCGAAGTGATGGACGTGCTCGGCGGGACATTTGGTGGCTCTGTTGCAAAACATGCTGAAACCGCTGCGGGAAAAATGGAACGATTAAAAAACGCCGTTGGAGAAACAAAAGAATCCATTGGGTATGCACTTTTGCCAGTACTTGAAGCCGTTTTACCATATTTGCAAGCATTTGCTGATTGGGCACAAAAGAACCCAACTGCATTCGTAACTATTGCCGCCGCCATTGGTTTAGTTGCTGCAGCGGTTGTTGCCACGAACATTGCCATGGCGTTAAACCCTTTCAGCCTCATTGCCATTGGTGTTGCGTTGCTTGTTGCCGCGCTGGTGGTTGCTTACAAGAAATTTGAGTGGTTTAAGACTGGAGTGGACGGAATCATCAACGGCATCCTCGGCGCGTTTGAGTTGATGGTCAATGGCGTGATCATTGCAATTAACGCTGTGATCCGCGCATACAACGCTTTGCCATTCCTTGGAAACATTGACACCATTGGTCACATCAACTTGCCAACATTAGGTGGACCTGGAGATCCGTCTAATCCAACCAAGGGCACAATAAAAATGGCTGACGGTGGAATTGTTACAAATCCAACATTTGCCATGATTGGCGAAGCAGGCCCAGAAGCAGTTATCCCATTGTCAAAGATGGGCAACATGGGTAGCAACGTAACGGTGAACGTCAACGGTGGTTTGGCAACATCAGCCGAAATAGGAAAAGCGGTAGTTAACGCGATCCGCCAATTTAATCAAGTGTCAGGCCCAGCAAACATTCAGGTTGCCTAATGGCAACAACAGTTGCAAACGGTGGTGATTATCTAGTTGAAGTATCTACTGGCTACACCATTGGCGGGTTTACATTAGACAACGCCACAACTGGACTGCTTGACGGAACTGCCGGAGTATTAGATGGGCGTTCAGAATACGCAGACATAACATCCTCGGTAACAAACTTTTCTATACGTCGAGGCAGACAAAAAGTCACAGATCAGTTACCGATTAGCGGCACATTTTCCATGAAATTGCTTGACCAAACAGGCTTGTTTAACCCATTTAACACCAGTTCGGTTTACTACAACCCAATCCTCAATGAGCCAGGCTTAGCACCGTTAAGAAAAGTGCGCGTATCTCGTGCCGGTCAATCCGTATTCGCAGGGCGTATCACAGCGTTTAACCAGCAATACATTCTTGACGGGATCAACACAGTGACCGCTGTTGCTAGTGACGATATTTATATTCTTAGCCAGACCGCGCTGGCCGCATTTACTCCAGCAAGTGAAACTTCTAGTGCTCGAGTCTCAACCGTATTAGCCCGACCAGAAGTGACATTTACAGGTACCACGTCAATTACGGCAAGCCCAGTAACAACCCTTGGCGCATACCCTGTCGAATCAAACAGGTCAACTACTGCTTACCTTGCTGAGATTAACGACGCGGAGCAGGGTAGAATGTTTTGCAACCGTAGCAACACTTTTGTTGTGCAACCTCGAATAGCCCCAGCGGTTGTCACCCCGGCCGCAACATTTACCGATGACGGCACCAACATTGCTTACAACGACCTTGAAATTGAGTTTGATCAAAACGGTGTGGTTAACCGTGGTGCTGTCACCGCCATTGGCGGAGTGCAACAGGTAGCAACTAACGCTTCATCCATTGCCACCTATTTCACGCAGAGCAAAGAATACGGATCTAGCCTGCTCAGTTCTGATGCCCAGGCTTTAACCCTTGCTAACTACCTGCTATACCCAAACCCAAAGCCACGCTTTACATCCATTGCCACATGGTTCGGAATGCTCACATCCCCTCAACAGGACACAGTGGCTTTGCTAGATATTGGCGACCTAATCAGCATCACCAAGACCGACTCATTTGGTACAACAACCCAAGCCTCATACATTGAGGGCCTTGAAACAACCGTCAACTTTGATCATGGGCAAACAACCCGTTTCTACACATCCCCAACCACTATTTACGAAGCCTTTATATTGGACTCTGCTACCGCTGGCACACTTGACAGCGACAATGCACTTACCTGAGTTAGGATAATTCCATGGCGAAACAAACTTATACAAGCGGTCAGGTGCTCACCGCAGCCCAGATGACCACTCTGCAAGCCAACGACTACAACTGGACTGTTTCCAATAAGGTTGCCAGTTACACCCTTGCTGCTGCCGATGCAGGCACTCGAATCGTGATGAGCAACGCTGCAGCAACAACGATCACCGTTAACACATCGTTATTTACGGCTGGCGATACTCTTTTTATTCAGAACATTGGTGCGGGAACTTGCACTATTACCGCAGGCACAGCAACAGTCACGACCGCAGGGTCCTTAGCGTTAGGCACATGGGCAGGTGGCGTCTTGTATTTCACAAGCGCTAGTGCTGCTGTTTTTTTTCCTAGTGGCGTAAGCGGTTATGGTGCAGGCTCGGGTGGAACGGCATTGCCAACACCGCCAACTGGCTACTCAGGTGTTTCGTTTACGGCAACAGGAACTTTCACAGTGACCAAAGCGGGCTACTTTGACGTTTATATTTTTGCTGGCGGCGGCGGCGGCGGTTCAACAATTTCAACCGCAATCGGTGGCGGTGGTGGTGCAGGCGGCGGAGTCCAAGCAACTGTTTATCTTTCAGCAAGCCAGACCGTAACCATTGGTGCAGGCGGTGCCGCGCTAGCCCTTGGCACACAATCAAGCCTTAACCCATTAGCAGTTGTCGGCGGTGGTTTCGGTTCTGGATATTCAGGCGCTGGAGTAAACGCATCAGTCGGCGGTTGCGGTGGTGGTGGTGGTTTTGGCAGTGTAACTGGCGCAGTTTCATCGGTGCCGTTAGTAATGGGTAACACGGGTGGAAATGCGTTTAGCAGTAGCAACGGCGGCGGCGGCGGCGGTGGTGTTGGTGCTATTGGTAGCAACGGCACAAGCCCTACCGGTGGTGCGGGCGGTGCAGGCGTAGACGTAAGCACATTCACTGGCGGATCATCTTTGTTTAAGGGTGGTGGCGGTGGTGGTGGTGGTACTACTGGCGGTGCAGGCGGATCGAGTGTTGGCGGCGCGGGCGGATCTAACGCGGCTGGTTCTGCTGCAGCCGCTAACACAGGGTCAGGTGGCGGTGGCGCTGCATCTAGCGGAACACTTTCGGGTGGTGCTGGCGGTTCAGGTATTTGTTACATCAGATGGAAGGTTTAGTCATGGCACATTTTGCACAAATTTCAAGCAACATAGTTCAAGAAGTAATTGTTGTTGCCAATTCTGATTGTGACGATTTACCGTTTCCAGACAGCGAACCAATAGGCCAGGCATATATTGCATCACTTGGCATTGCGGGAGAATGGTTGCAAACCTCATATAACGGTAACTTCCGCGGATGTTACGCCGGCATCGGTTACTCTTATGATGCTTCTTTGGGTGAGTATGGCGAATTTGTTCCCCCGCAATTAGAGCCAACACCGATTTCGCCAGTTAGCAAATAATGACGTGGCGACTGAAATTGTGGTTTCTATTGTCGGTGGTTGCTTCCTTGTATTGGTGGCGCTCATTGGCAAACTCGGCAGCGACAACAAAAAAGACCACGGACAAGTACACCAAATCCTTGGTCGAATAGAACAAAAAATAGATGGACACTTGGAGCACCACAATGAATGAAAAAACTAAAGCAGCACTAGCAAGTTATGCACGTTCAGCCGTTGGCGCACTTGTCGCGGTTTACTCAACTGGAACCATGGACCCGATGAACTATGTGAAAGGCGCTGTAGCCGGAATCATTCCCCCACTAATGCGCTGGGTTAACCCAAACGACAAAGGCTTCGGGCGTGACAGTACCCCACAAGCGTAAGGTCATTCTCCCGCAGATAGTTGCTCACTGTAAAGCAGGCGAACTACCTAACAACATGCTGGTAGATGTCAAGCCCTACGGCAAACTGCTGTATTCGGTTGCTGATTGTTGGCTTGCTTGGCGGGATCGCGCATTTGCAGAAGGTATTAACACCTTTAAGCCGACGAGCGCAAACGATTGTTATCGCAGTTACACCACCCAGATGGTTGCTTGGAATACGCGCATGACCACAATCCCTCAAGAAGGAAAGAAACCTCGAGCATTTCAAGGTAAAAACTGGTGGCTTAAAGATGGCTTTGCACCAATTGCGCAACCTGGCTCATCACATCACAACTGGGGGATCTCGGTAGATGTCAGTGAAGCATCCGGTGAACGTTTGGCCTTCATGGCTGCGACCGCGCTGGACTACGGATTCAGTTGGGAACTTGACTCAGAGCCATGGCACGTGAATTGCTTCAACGCGGATTCCGTACCAGCATTGGTGTTGGAGTGGCGTAAAGCCAAATCCTTGAAATAGCCATCCGGGCTGTCTAGGGTCTATGTACCCGACGAAAGGAATTTAATTATGCAACTAACCGCACCCAAACTCATCGCTGGCTTCATTACTGCCATATGGGGTTTTGCCTCGCTCATAGGGGCTCCTAGCGCCCTCTCAGAGCAACCTAATCCTGTCCCTGTAGCCCGTGATTACATGATTGAGCCAACCACGACAACCAGTAGCACGATCTACATTGACCCCTATACGTCGGCCTGCGAACAGTTCAGCGCTTTGGGTGTCAACCTTGGCTGGCCGGCTGATCAACGCACAGTCCTTGAGTCAATCATTAAGCGCGAAAGCAACTGCACACCGAACGCGATAAACCGTGAAGACCCAAATGGTGGATCGCGCGGCCTACTTCAAATCAACGGGTCCTGGCACAAATGGCTTGTCGCCAAGGGCATCATTGCACGTCCTAAAGATCTGTTACACGCCGACACTAACTTGCTGGCAGGTTTAGAAATATACAAATACGGTGTGGAGCGTTACGGCTTCGGCTGGGGACCTTGGGGGACAAAATGAGCGAAGGCGTTGCATGGAATCAAGGTGAATTGTCCGAGGAAACTCGAGCGTTGATCCTTGAAGCAGGGAACATTAAGCACCAGATGGCGATGTTTAGTTTGCTAGAAGAAATTGCGCGACCAAACCACGCACCAAAAAAGTACCGCGACGATCATCTGATTCGTGGCCTACGCAACATGCGTATTGACTTCCAGTTGAGTGGCAACGACGGCTATGCCGAGTGTGTTACTTTGGCGATAGAAGAACTTGGTGGACAAGTTAAACCCGACTAAAGGAAAAAATCCCGACATGAACACAGAAAACCTTTTTCATCCATCGCTTCCTTACAACGGCCTGTCTGGCCATATTGCTAATTCGGAATCATCAAAAACCCGCGCTGTTGCAGAAGATGAAAGCGGTGTAACTGCATCGCGCCAAAAACAGATCCTTGACGTGCTAGCCAAAACCGAATACGGCAACACATGGAAAGAACTAGCCGACAAACTTGGTTTGCATCATGGCCAAGTATCCGGTGCATTAAGCGTCCTGCACAAAGCAGGCAGGATCTTCGCATTGAAGCGCACTCGAGAAGGATCACAAATTTATCTTCATGCGCGTTTCAGAGATGAACACGGCGATGCGTTACGCCTTGACATTCCAACGGTCACAAAAGCAACACAAAACAGGGAAGCATTTGCAGACCTGTTGGCTGCGGTTGACACATTCCTGAACGCCCAGTCATTTCAGACGGTCCACGAATTGCGCCGAGCATATGAGGCAATGAAAGCAGTGGAAAACTAATGGCATTTAACCTGTCCGATTATGAGACCGTAGAAGATCGCCTTGTGCGTTTCTGGGCTGAACATGGACCAGGCGCTCGAGTGGAAACAGTGATGATGTCCTATGACGGTGATTCCTGCATCTTCCGCGCTGAGGTGTATTTCAAGAACAGTGAAACAGTGCCAACCGCTACTGGTTACGCCCATGAGATCAGGTCTGACCGTGGCGTGAATGCGACATCATTTGTCGAGAATTGTGAGACCAGCGCAATAGGCCGCGCTTTAGCAAATTGTGGATATGCAACTCATGGCAAACGGCCAAGCCGTGAGGAAATGTCCAAGGTGTCCCGGGCGGAGAATCCCAACACAGGTCACGTGTCTCCAACTCCGTCCGGGGCTTTAGAACACACACCACGCGGGGCATTTGCCACGCTTAAGCAAATTGGTTACATCAAGAAACTTGCGCGGGACAAAAGCATGGACGATTTAGCGCTGCTTGAAATGATCCAGTTGCAATTGAACGATGACAGCGCGGTTTTAGAACTGTTGAAGTCTCATGAGGCCAGCGCAATCATTGAGCGTCTCAAATGAGTTACGTCGCATTCAACATCATTGGAATATGTATGGGCATTTGGGCAACCCTTCTTGTCTGCATGAAAGGCAAGAAATGAGTGCGTTTGACGAGAAACAAAACGGGGCAACTTCGGTTGAAATAGTTGACTACCTGCGAGGTGTTATTGACACATTGCGCGCCGAAAAAGCGTTGCTAGAAAAACGATATGAGGCGCTTGAGGCCAGTCGCGAAACGTGGCAAAAACTGGCTGCAGCATGGGAATGGTTAGCAGATAACAAAAGAATTGTGCCTGCTGATGAAGTGTGATCCAAAGATCAGCGAAGCAGATTTTAAGGATCTGGTAATCAACGTGGCTAAACGCTATGGATGGTTAGTTCACCATGATTTGCCGGCACAGAACTCTCGAGGACGCTGGATGACTAATGTCCAAGGTGACGTGGGATTCCCCGATCTATTCATGGTGCACCCATTCCAAGGCGGACGGCCATTAGTGATTGAACTTAAGGCTGAGAAGGGCAAGACAACGCCTGGGCAAAAGATTTGGTTAAATGCTTGTGAGTTGGCTGGCTGTCATGCAGCGGTATGGAAGCCCAGCGACATGGAATACATTCTTTACACTCTCAGCAATCCAAGACTCTAAACAATCGGCTAGTAGCACGTGTGTGCCCCGTTCGCATGGGGTGGGCAGTAAACAGGGGAGCCTGGGTAGACGGTCGCGCCTCGAATCATGCAAGACGAAATGGTTTGGGCAATGCGACTGGGCGATCAGTAAACAGACTGATGAATGTAAAGGGAACTGGGATGGGCAATCCAGTGGGTGGAGCATTCACACAACTCTTGCTTGACAGATGACATACAGTTAACAAACAAAGGACACAGACACATGAACCCGACAGCCGACACAACTAACCACAAACAAGGACAAGGCGCGCAAGCGCCGCGTCAGCACAAGCGAAGCGCGTGAGCATGACCCGCGAATACGACACCCCCGAATACAAACGTGCACGACGCGACCTACTAGCCAGCAATCCAGACTGCCACTGGTGCGGTGGAGTAGCAACAGAAGCAGACCATCTCATAGAGCAAGACCAAGGTGGAGACCACACACAAATGGTCCCATCATGCAAGTCATGCAACAGTCGACGCGGTGCACAATACGTCAACAAAAAAACAGCAAACAGAATGCAAGCACGACGTGTAGCAATGACAAAGAACAAAACAGATTTTTTTAGCACTCCTACATCAC